AGTGGATACTCCGTAAGGACAGCAACCGTAAAGGGGGCGCAATTAAAGGCGCGGTTTAGAAATGAAATACTTGAAGCGACCCAAAAGGTTCTGGCGGATAAGATTCCCGAAGGACTTAACTGGCTCACAGAACTTGCTAGAGAAGCAGAGAGTGAGTCTGTGCGTCTCGGAGCTATCAAGGATTTACTTGACCGGGCTGGCCTTAAGCCCATTGAACGAATCGAAACTACAACCATTGAGCAAATGTCGGACGATGATATCAAAAGGGAACTAGATGCCCTCACAAGACATTAGAAAATTAGAGCTTTTAAGAGAACAGAAGAAGAGACAACGCTTTAACAAGATAGACAATTACGATCCTTATCCGTATCAGGAGAAGTTTCACGCTACAGGGGGAGAGAATAGCCAGAGACTTTTAATGGCAGCTAACCGAATAGGAAAGTCCTATTGTGGAGCTGCTGAGATGTCTTGCCATTTAACAGGATTGTATCCTAAGTGGTGGCAAGGAAGAACATACGATCAGCCTATTACAGCGTGGGCTGGTGGTGTTTCAAACGAGACAACCAGAGATATAGTACAGGCCGAATTATTGGGTTCCCCCGATGATATCGAAGCATTTGGTTCCGGGTCTATCCCACTAAGCAGAATAATCAAAACGGAAAGAAAACCCGGAGTGCCGAATGCTAAGAGTGTTGCTCTAATAAGGCACGTTTCCGGGGGGAACTCATCTTTACATTTCAAGTCCTATGACATGGGCCAGGAGAAATGGCAGGGTAGGTCGGTTGATGTAGTGTGGTTGGATGAAGAGCCGGGTAGAGAAATCTACTCACAGGCAGTCACCAGGACGCTAGACAGGCGCGGTATGGTCTATATGACTTATACCCCAGAGGCGGGTATGACTGAGACTACATCGTCCTTTATAAACCGGCTACAGAAGGGACAGTCCCTGACTAACGCTACATGGGATGATGCATCTGAGAGGATATCATCCATGAAGGGTGAGGATGGTCACTTATCTGAGTCGGTAATGGAGCAGATTCTATCCGCATATTCCCCGCATGAGAGGGAAATGCGTAGATATGGCAGACCTTCTATTGGTTCTGGGCTTATATTCCCCATTCCAGAGGAAAAGTTAATCATTGATCCTGTCGAATTAAAGGATCATTGGCCCAGAATAGCGGCAATAGACTTCGGATGGGACCATCCAACAGCATTAGTGTGGTGTGCTATAGACCAAGAAGAGGATATGTTTTATGTCTACGATTGTTACCGGGCATCTAAAGCAAGTCCTTCCGTCCATGCACAGAATATACGTTCTAGACCAAATTTTGTCCCCATATCTTATCCCCATGATGGCAATAGACGAGATTCTATGGGCAATCCCGGTCTGGCTGACCAGTACAGGGTTCTAGGGTGTAACTTTCTCCTTGAACACTTCACTAACCCACCCGCATTAGGTGAGAATAAAGGCTCAAATTCCATAGAAGAAGGATTGATGGCAATGATCCAACTAATGGAGAAAGGGAACTTTAAAGTATTTTCCACTCTAGGAGATTGGTTTGAAGAGTTTAGGATGTATCATAGAAAAGCTGGAAAAGTGGTTCCGTTCAAAGATGACCTCATGAGCGCTACACGATATGCATTCCAATCACAAAGATTTGCTATATCAGGCACAGACCCTAAGTGGACAAAGGAAATAGAATATAAGAATTATGGCATCGTCTAGATTAAGTGACACAGAACTTGTAGCCCGTGTACAATCGGAGATTGAAGACTCGCTAGGTTATAGCGATACGATCTCCCGTCAACGGGAAGAAGCGATGAAGTACTACTATGCCGAGAAGTTTGGCAATGAGGTAGAGGGTCGTAGCCAATACGTTGATTCATCTGTGATGGATACGATTGAGTGGATTAAACCTTCCCTTATGAGGGTATTCGCTTCCGGTGATGAGATGGTTGTATTTAATCCTACGGGTCCAGAGGATGTCGAGACAGCCAAGCAAGCTACTGATTATGTGAATCATATCTTTACTAAAGATAACAACGGGTGGGAAATACTATACTCGTGGTTCACCGATGCTCTTCTACAGAAGAATGGTATAGTCAAATGCTTTTGGGATGATTACGAAGATTGGAACAGAGAAGAGTATACCCATCTTGATGAAGAAGAATTCAATGTTCTGATTATGAGTCCAGAGGTAGAGGTTATAGAGCATACTCCCTATGAAGGATTTCATGATGTTGTTATAAGTCGGCGCGCACAAATAGGCAAAGTAAGGATTGAGAACGTAGAACCTTCTGAGTTTCTTATCTCAAGAGAATCTAAAACGATTGAGGATGCAAGGTTTGTTTGCCATCGAGTGATAAAGACTCTTTCTGAATTACGAGAGATGTGGCCTGATGTTGATTTTGATCCCGTAGAGATGGGTGGCGGCGAAGATATGGTTCCCCTGTCTGGCGAGAGATTAGCTAGATACTCATATGATGACTCTGCTAGTAATGCTTGGGGTGGTCTTGGAACGGGATATCCAGAAGAAGTATTAAGAGAATACTGGCTACATGAAAGCTATCTGAGAACTGACCATGATGGTGATGGCATTGCAGAACTAAGAAAGGTATGCACAGTTGGAAGTATGGTTATAGAGAATGAGCCTATAGATAGGATTCCATTCGTAAGTCTTACCCCCATAAAGATCCCGCATAAGTTCTTTGGTTTATCCATAGCTGACTTGATTATGGATATACAGTTGATTAAGAGTACATTGATGCGAAATCTCATGGACAATATGTATAACCAGAACTTTGGTAGGTATGCGGTTATTGAGGGTCAGGCTAATCTAGATGATCTATTAACGCAGCGTCCTGGTGGTGTTGTTAGAGTTAAGTCTCCCAACGCAATTATGCCGTTGGCCACACCTCAACTTGAGCAATCCTCATTTGGAATGCTTGAGTACCTTGACCAACTAAGAGAGTCAAGAAGTGGTGTAAACAAATACTCACAAGGTTTGAATGAAAATGCCTTGACGTCTCATACTACCGCTTCTGCTGTTCAAGCAACAATGACAGCCGCACAGTCAAGAGTGGAGTTAATTGCAAGATGCTTTGCAGAAACCGGCGTCAAGGAGTTAATGAAGAATATTTATGAACTGGTTTTAAAGAACCAAGATCATGAAAGAGTTATAATGTTAAGGAACAAGTGGGTTCCTATACGTCCAGATATGTGGCGCGACCAATTCGATTGCACTGTTTCTGTTGCTATTGGCAGCGGGAATAAAGACCAGCAACTCATGCACCTGTCAACGATGTTACAGTTTGCGGGTGATGCAATGAGGGGTGGTTTAAAAATAGTCACTGAAAAGAATATGTACAATATGGGAGCCGCACTCATAAAGAATATGGGTTTCCAGAATGTAGAAGACTTCTTAACTGATCCAGACAGCGTTCCCGAGGAACCTGATCCACAGGAACAGTTAGACCAGCAAGAGATGCAACTCAAGCAGAAAGAACTTGAAATAAAAGCCGCAGATATACAGCTAAAACAGCAGAAGATGCAGCAGGTAGCTGCCGCAGATGCTGTAGATGCACAACTGAAGATGGCTGAACTTGCACTCGAAGCCGAACAAGGTCGCCCTGTTGCAATAGGATAACATTATGCCGAAACTTAAAAAAGGAAAAAAGACTGTAACCTATCCATATACGAAAGCGGGAATAGAACAATATAATAAAGATAAAAAGAAACTTAAAAAAACCCGTAAAGCGTGAGATACCCTCGCCCCGTTATAGAGACTTATATTCCTATGGATAATGATGAAAGATTAAGACGAGCAAAACACCTTTTACAAGATGAACTATTTAACGAAACATTACAAACATTAGAAAAAGATATTAGAGACACTTGGTATAATTCAAGTACTCAAGATGTTGAAACCAGAGAACAATGCTGGTTATCTTTAAGACTCCTTGAAAGGATTCGCACTCATCTAACCTCGATTTTAGAAACAGGAGAGATTGCGAAAAGAATTAAGGAATACCGTATCTAGGAGAATTTATTATGGCGGACACGCAACCAGCCCCGCAAGAGGAAGTATCCTCAAACATGCAACCCGGCAGTATGCAGGAAGCAGAAGAAGCATTTCTAAAGATGATGAACCCTCCCCCGGAGGACAATGAAGAATCTGAAGAAACGCAAGCATCAGAGGAAGTATCCGAAGATGAACCGGAACCTTCTGAGGAAGAATCTGAAGAGAAATCTGAAGAGGAAGCTGAAGAAGAGGATTCCGAAGAGTCACCAGAAGAGGAAGAACCCGAAGAGGAGTCGGAAACCGAAACTGTCTACACCGTCAGAGTTGATGGTAAAGATGTTGAGGTCACTGAAGACGAACTCTTAAAGGGTTATTCTCGACAGGCAGACTATACAAAGAAAACCCAAGAGCTTGCAGAACATCGTAAAGAAATAGATAATGCGTTTGCGTATTATCAGAATGAAGTACAGCAGACTCAGCAAGTCAGGGCGCAGTATGTCGATGCCGTTGAATCGGCAATCCAAAACAATTATGCTCACCTCCAACAGTTTGCCAATGTAGATTGGGAAAAACTAAAGTCTGAGGACCGTGAAGAATATTTGACCAAGCGCGATGACTATAGACAAGCGCAAGAGCAAATAGATGGTCTAAAGCAAGAGCATCAAGTCGCTGCTGAAAAGCAACAGGCAGAGATGCAGGAGCAGCATAAGAGAGTATGGGCTGAAGAACATGAGAAAATGTCTCAGGTTATACCGGATTGGAAAGATGATGAAAAGCGTATGGCAATATCTAAAGCAGTCGGTGAGTATGCTCTCTCACGGGGGTATACACAAGAAGAGTTAAACCAACTCGTAGATCACCGATCTATCATTATGCTGATGAAGGCCAAAGCTTATGAGGACATTCAACAGAAACAGACTGCGGTCCGTTCTAAGAAAGTCAAGAATAAGCCCAAGGTTATTCGTTCAAAAGCAAAGAAAGATAAAGTTTCAGACTCCAAACGCACCCGTACTGCTAAAATTGGGCGTCTCAAAGATACAGGTCGCGTCGATGATGCGGCTGATTTGATCTTTGATATGCTAGAAGAATAATTTTTTTAGGAGATATTTAAAATGGCAATTGCCTCTGATACAGCACTAACTTATGATGGTGTTCAAATAAGAGAAGATTTGTCCGATGTGATTTATAATATCGCACCTATGGATACTCCCTTTATGTCTGGTTGTGCTAAGACCAAAGCTGACAATGTATTGTATCAGTGGCAAACTGATTCGATCACAGCTGGTGCTGCTAATCGACACATAGAAGGAGATGACAGTCCTGCTGCTCTTGATGCGCCGCAACCGACGAAATTGCAGAATTACTGTCAGATAAGTAGGTATGTATTACAAACATCAGGTACGGATCAAGTTGTAAACTATGCAGGTCGCGGGAAAGCCCAGGCTTACCAGCTCGCTAAAGCCGGAAAAAGGATGAAGCGTGATATGGAGCTTATGCTTACCAGCAATACTGCGCCAGTAAGTGGTGGTACTACTACTGCCAGAGCTACTGCAGGACTACCTACGTGGTTTCCTGACGCATCTTTCCATGGTGGTGGTTCAACCACTGGATCGGCTGCTACGGGTAATGGCACTGATGTCATGACCAATGGTGCGGCTACTGCTGCAACTACAGAAGCTAAGTTGAAAACTATTATCAAGAAGGTTTATGATGTTGGTGGACAACCTGATATGCTAATTGTTCCTGCGACTGTTAAACAGACGATCTCAGGATTAGCGTCAGTAGGCTCAGGTTCGGTATCGCTAGGTATTCCACAGCGTAAAACCGAGTCTGGTACTGGTGGTGCGACGGCTATCGCTTCTGTGGATGTCTATGTGTCCGATTTCGGGACTTTTAAAATCGTCCCAGATCGTAACTTAGCCGCAGATGGACCAGGTTCTGTTGCTGCAAACGTCTTTGTAATGGATATGGATTTTTGGGCCAT